CCCGGGGATCTTGATCTCCTGCCCCGGGTAGAGCATGTCGAGGATCGCCTGCTGGGGCTGCAACTCCCACCACAGCCCGCCGTCGGACGGGCTGGTCGGCTCGACCGACGCGTTCGCCCCGCAGGTGGTCTGGATCGTCTCCGAGTCCGTCGGGTCGTTCTTCCCCGGGGTGGCCCCGGTGAAGGTGCCGAAGTTCGCCGTCGACCGCGTCAGCCGGATCTTGACCGGGGTGTCCGTCCCGCCGGCCGGCTGCTTGCCGAACAGGCGGAGGCCCTTGATCAGGACCCGCTGGTTGGCCGCGGCCTTGATCTGGAGCAAGGACTTCGCGGTGCTCGCGACCAGCGCGGCTTCCCCGCTGTTGACGTGCCAGAGAACGCCGGCCATTGTCAGGTACCTCGGTAAACGGGTGGTCGGGTCAGGGGGCGGGCCCGCCAGCGTGTTGGCAGGGCCCGGGCGGGTCAGCCGGTGATCGACACGGCCAGGGGCGGGACCAGGGCCAGGAGTTCGTCCCGGATGGTGTGGAACACGTCGTTCCAGTCCCGGGAGTCGATCGCGAACGTCCCGTCGGCGGCCGGCCTCTTGGCCGCGTACTCCTCCGCCAGCGCGGCCCGGCGGCGGTCGGTCGCGGTCGACCCGTCGTGCAGGGCGGCGGCCAGCCGGTCGGCCCCGCTGGCCAGGGCGGCCTGGACGCGGGCGACGTCGTCCCCGTGGAAGACGTGGTCCCGGGCGGTGTGCACGCACACCAGGTCGTGCTTGATGACCGGCTCGCCCTTCTTCCGGGGGGACTCGCCCTCCTCGTGCAGTTTGAGGTGGGCGGCCTTGGCGGCGGCGACTCGCTCGGCGGCGGACGGGGGCATGGGGGACTCCTACGCGGGTGAAACGATCCTTTCGAGGCCGTCCCGGATCGACTCCAGGAACTCGTCCAACTGGGGGGCGAGCAGGTCCGCCAGGACGTCGCACCCCATCCGGTTCCCGGTCCGCTCGTCGCGGAACACGATCTCGGCCCCGGTGTTCTTCTCGACCACGCCCGGGTTCCGCCCGAGCCGGACGGGGGCCCCGGCCGGCAGGGCGGCGATCTCGCGGATGGTCATCCGACTCTCCCGGCCGCGGCCGCCCCGACCCGGGCCATGGCCACGAGCGGGGCGGCGTACCGCGGGTCCTTCAGGTGGTGGCACCGCAGGTGCATGAACTCGGTCGCGTACCCCTGGGTCGGGCCGACCGTGTTGATCTCCTTGACGACCAGGACCAGGTTCAGGGCCTCCGGGGCCCGGGGGACGACGACCTTGCCGGTGAACCCGGTGACGACGATGAAGTCGTCCTGGAGGACGTCCCGCCAGTCGCAGTACACCGCGTACCCCAGGACCTCCGCCACCCCGCCGGCCGCCGTCACCTCGGTCCACCGCGTCCGGTTCGCCCGGCCGAGGAACCCGAGGAGGGGGTCGACCCCTTCCACCCGCATCTGGTCCGCGTCGTTCGGCCCGACGACCGGGACCGGCCCGGCCGCGACCGTCCCGCCCTTCTTGTCCCGCTCCGGGGTCGGGCGGAACTGCTTGAGCGTATGAATATAGGTGTAGACGCGGGGGTTCTGTTCCACGTCAGCCCCCGAACGGCATCCCCGGGCAGTTCGGCGGGGCGCTGGTGACCCGCCGGGTGGTCGCCGGCCCGGTCCCGCCGGCCGCCCCCGGGGCGAGCGGGCCCTGGGTGAAGGACGCGACGTCGGGCGGGCGGGCCGACTGCGGGGCGGCCGGCTCGGAGGACACCGGGACCGTGAGGGCCGGGGCCTCGTGCGACACGCCGACCGTCGAGGTCGACATGGGCGGCGGGTCCATCGCCTTGGCCCCGGCCCGCATCTCGCCCGCCCCGGCCAGGGCCTTCTCGGCCGCGGCCGGGCTGGACCGGCCGAAGACGGTCGCGCCCGGGACGACGACGGCCCCGGCCCCGCCCGCCTCCTCCATCCCGCACCCCTTCAGGCTCATCCCGACGCACTTCCCGTCGGGCATGGCGTGGTGCTCGAACTTGACCGGGCTGACGCCCTTGACGGCCATCTGCTCGCCGTGCCCGTCGGCCGGGCGGCCGGCCCCGTGCGGCTCCAGCCCGGCCTCGGGCGTCCCGCCGGTCGCGTGGGCGTCGGGCCCGGCGGTCACCCCGCCCTCCCCGTGGTGGCTCCCGGTCGCGTGGCTGGCGTACGGCTCGGTCATGGCCTTCTCCCCGGCTTCCCGGTACGCCGCCGCGGCGGCCTGGTCGGCCGGATGGCCCGCCCGGACCATCTCGGCGATGTTGTGCGAAATCACCGCCCGGCTGCTCCCGCGTTCGAGCGGCATCCCGTCGCCCTCAAGGAACCACCCCGTGGCACCCGCCCGGGGTCAGGCGCTTGTACTGGCCCAGGAGCCCGCGGACGTTCGAGAACAGGTACTCGCCGGAGAGCGTGGCCCCGAGGGCCCGGCCGTACGAGTACCCCTCCTCGCTCTCGCTGGTCGTCACCCCGAGGTTCGACAGGTGCACGTACCAGATGCACGCCGCCTGGACGACCGCCAGTTGGACCGCCCCCGGGATCGTCTGGACGGCCGGGTCGTCGGACACCGTGTACCCGCCCGAGTACGTGACCTTGACCGTCCCCGGGGCCTGCTCCTTCGAGTACCTGATCAGGTCCTGCCGCCAGAACCGGGAGAACGGCCAGGTCTGCCCGGTCCGGTACAGGAACCCGGTCGCGCTCCAGACCGGCGGCCCCTGGAGTTTGGGGTCGACCGCGTCCAGGGCGAGGTAGTAGTCCGCCCCCGGCTGCATGACCGTGGTCGACGGGCAGTCCGGGGTGAACGTCCCCGGGGTCTGCCCGAACCCGCCGGTCGGGTCGTACATCACCGACTGGACCGCCTCGACCGGGGTGAGCGACAGGACCAGCCGGTCGTCGTCCCGCGGGCTGAACCACTCGGTGTACGCCGCCCGGTAGGTGAACGCCGGGCGGTTCAGCCAGCCGAGCATGGCCTGCTCGATCTGGGGGACCCAGACGGCCAGCCACGACGCGGGCGGGGTCGGGGTGCCGGTCGACACCCCGGTCAACAGCTGCGCGTCGGTGATCAGGGTCCCGATCGCCATGTCAGCCCGTGTCCCCGGCGACCATGCGCCTGACCCCGATCGTCCCGAAATTCCGCTTGGTCTCGGCGTTGAGCAGGCGGTTGACCGACCGCCGGGCCTTCCGCTCGTTCGGGGTCGTCGCCCGGCCCCCGCGGGTCGCCCGCTCCAGGGCCCCGGCCGACCCCATCCCGGAGTACCGGGCGGCGTTCCGCCGGGCCGTCTGGTAGGCCGGTGTCTCCGCCGGTTTCTTCGGCCGCCTGGCCATCGCCCGCCCTCCCGGTTAGCCCCCCGCCCGTGGACAACGCCCCGCCGGAGATTCTTGCCCGACCCTCCCCTCACGGTCCCACGGCCCTCACGGGTCTAGGGGTTGGGGAGACTCGACGCCCGGCGGGGCGTGTGGTCCGCCAGTCCGCTGGCCGCCCGGCCCGCCCTACGGCATGACCGACGGCATCGTGTCCGGCTTGCCGGCCCACAGCCCGGCGTACGCGACCGCCAGGGCGAAGACGTTGACCGTCCCGTTCGCGCTGGCGGCGATCGTCATGCGGACGTTGTTGAACCCGTTGTTGATGTCCAGCTGCGCGTCGTACACGTCCATGACGTACAGGCAGTTCGCGTTCGTCGCCGGGGCCGGGAGGCTGAAGGCCACGCCGGGCGAGCCGATCGCGTTGGTCGTGACCGCGTCGGTCGCCCCGGTCTGGGACTGGGCCGCGGTCGACCAGTAGTAGTCGGTCTCCAGGGTCTTCGCCCCGGTCCCCGACGAGTCCTGGGCCTGCTGGAGGCCGACCGCCGGGGTGTCGGTGGCGGTCGCCCCGGTGTACGTCCCGAGGACGAACGCCACCCGCTTGTACTCCTTCATCAGGACCCAGAGCGAGTTCTTCGCGGTCTGGTTGGCCGAAACGGGGGGCAGGACGTACGCCAGTTTCGTCCCGTCGACCAGTCGGCCCAGCATCCACCCGGCGGCCATAGCGGAACCCTCGCGAACAGAGGTTTGAGCGGTCACCCGGGCGGGCCGGGGGTTGTCGTGCGGCGGAACGGCCGTCCGTCAGGACGTCGCCCCCTTCGTAACTGAAAAATTCAGGACCGGCTGCTCGGTCGTCGTCCCGCCGGTCGTGAACGCGGTGATGTTGAACGACCCGGCCCCGACGGCGGTCACGAACACCTGGTACTTGTCCGTCCCGCTGGCCTGGACCACGTCGACCGTGTCGGTCGCGGCCACGGTCGAGTTCGTCACGGTGAACGTGAACGGGGTGGTGCTGCCGGCGGCCGAGACCAGGGTGATCGACCCGGTCGGCTTGTTGATCGTCACCCCGGTCGTCCGGCTGGTCGCCTGGGTGACCGTCCCGCCGGCCCCGGCCCCGTACCCGAGCCCGCCGGTCCCGGTCACCAGGGCGCTCGTGCCGAACGTCGCCGGCTTGGCGAACGAGATCCCCGGGGTCGACGAGTTGACCGACAGGTACGTGTTGGTCCCGTCCGAGATGGACGTGGCGACCGCCGCCCCGGACGGGACGGTGACCGTGTTGGCCGCGCTCGCCCCGGTCAGGTTGACCCCGGACGTGAACGTGGCCTGGCTGGCGGCCGTGTTGTTGACGATCGTCGACAGGGTCTTGGCGTCGGTCGTCGAGGCGTCGAGCTCGACCGTCAGGTTGCCCTGGGTCAGGCTCGTCACCGCCGCCAGGACGACCTCGGCGTCGAGGTACGTGTTGGGCGGGATGGGCAGGAGGTACGTCTTGGTCGCGTTCGCCGCCGGGGCGATGTTCGCCGCCGCCCCGGCGATCAACTGCTGGGTCTGCCCGTCGAACACCGGCTGGGTGACCCACACCCCGCCCAGGGTCAGGAGCTTCAGGGCGAACGTGCAGTTGTACGTCCCGGACAGCTGGATCGTCAGGAGGTTGTAGTTCCCCTGGAGCGGGCCGTTGTTGGCCGCCAGGGACACGTCGGCCGCCGGGTTGAGCCCCTGGGACAGGGTCAGCCGGTCGGCGGCGTTCGCGAACTGGGTCGTCGTCTTCGACAGGACGGGGGGCATCTCGGGTCCTCGCCAGCGGGTTGGCAGGTCGGGTCACCCGGCGGGCCCGCCACGCGGCGGGCCCGGGCCGGGCCGGGCTGGCCGGCTCTTACTGGAAGTCCCCGCCGGTCCCGCGGGTCTGGAGGGTGACCGCCCACGACTGGGTCGGGCCGCCGGAGTGCGGGGTCAGGGCCTTGGTCCACCACGGCTTCCCGTCCATGCGGATGATGAACCGGAACGCGTACTCGTTCGTGTCGAAGTACAGGTGCATCGACACCGCGGTCGCGATCCCGCCGCGGGTGGCGCACAGGTACTGGGACAGGTCGGCGCAGATCAGGTCCCCCTCGGTCCCGAGCGGCTGGCCGAACTCCATCGGGATCATCGGCTTGCCGAACAGGGTCGCGTACTGGGCCCCCGACACCCCGCCCGCGGGCAGGAAGGCCGGCCAGAACGACGACCCGCCGACCGTCATGTTGTACAGGGCGGGCTCGATCGACTGGTCGTACAGCCAGACGGCGTTCGGCCGGCACGACAGGTGGACCCGGGACCACATGTTCATCACGTCGGTCGACGAGATCGTGGCCGTGGTCTCGGCCGCGACCTTCGGGCACGCGATCTTCGAGGCCGCGTTCATGATCCCGAGCGGGGTCCCGTTCCCCTTCCCGTTGATGATCGCGTTCCCGAGCTGGAACTGGATTTCGGAGGCCGCGATGGTCGTCAGGAAGACCTCCAGGGCCCCGCCCGAGTCGGCCAGGAGTTCGTCCGTGACCCGCATGAACACCATCAGGCTGTTCAGGGTCAGGTCGACGGTCATCAGCCCGGGCTTCGTCGACTGGACGCTCTGGGCCTCGCTCCGCCAGTACGAGTTCACCCCGCCGTACCGGGACCCGTCGGCCCGGCTCGTCTCGTTGATCGCCGGGATCTTGATCATGTTCCCGCCGAGCGGGAAGATCGTGGTCCGGCTCATGATGTCGTTGTTGTACATGCGCATCAGGATCTGCGCGACGAACTCGGGCGGGATCAGGACGCCGCCGTCCGCGGCCGAGAACGACTCGCTCATCCCGAGCGGGGCGTTCGCCTTGACCCGCTGGTCGACCTCCTTGTTCCAGCGGTGCAGGCACGTCTTGTAGTGCTCGGTCTCGTCCGGCCCGTACCCCTGGTTCGGCTGGGACGAGAACCGGACGGCCTTCAGGAACTCGCCGAACCCGCGGCGGAACGGCCCGCGGTCGCCCGCGTGCATCTTCTTGAGCTCGGCCATCGGGGCGCCGAACACGCTCCCGGGCAGGCCGGACGACCCCCACGTCCAGCCGTTCGCGTCCGGCTGGCCGATCACGGTCCCGGGCAGGTCCTTGACCCGGGCCGCCTCGGCCAGGGCGGTGTCCATCGCGTGGGACTCGCGGGCCGCGCCGGCCAGGGCCCCGCTCATCTGCGCGATCCGGTTCAGGGTGTTCAGGCTCGACATCGCGGGGTCCTAGTGGCCGGCCCGGGGGCGCGGCGGGGTGGGTGGGGCGGGGGCGGGTCCGGCTCAGCGGAGCGGGAACCCCTGGGTGAGCTTGGAGATCTTCTTCCGCAGGGCGACATTGTCCGCGGTGATCTTCTCGATCGCGGCGGCCTGGTCCTTCAGGGCCTTCTCGACGTCGTCGTCCTCGACCGGGTGCAGGGAGATCCCGCCGTCCCCGATCATCTCGTTGAGCCGCTTGACCTGTTCCAGGGCGCTCGCCCGCAGCCCGTCCGGGATCGGGGCCGCGGCCGGGAGCTCGGCCAGGGTCTTGAGGACGGCCGACGCCCCGTGCACCCGCTTGTGGTGGGCCCGGGTCCAGCCGGTCGTCTTGACCGCCCACATGAGCGCCTTCCCGAGCAGGGTCTTGTACTGCTGTTCTTCCGTGAACCGGCTCTCGTACACGTCGGCCGGGGTGACCGCGGCCCACGGGGCCGGCTCCCCGTACAGCCGCTGGTACTCGTCGGCCGCCTTGACGCACATCTCGCACTGGGCCTTGACGTACTGGCTGGCGAACTGCTCGGCCCCGCCCTCGACCGAGGTCATCGACTCGGTGACGGACAGGACGTTGAACAGGGCGACGTCGTGGATCGCCTCCAGCATCTTCTGGCTGGGCTTGCCCTCGTAGTCGCCCAGCCGCAGCCCGAGCCCCTTGCCGACCGCCTCGTTCCACCACTTCCCGTCCTCGGCCAGGGCCAGGACGTCGGCCGGGATGGCCGCCGGGGTCGGGGTCGGGGTCGCCGCCGGGGTCGGGGTCGGGGCCGGCGGGGTGGTGTTGGGGGTGGTCACGCCTTTGTCCTGTTCGGTGGTGGCGGCGGGGGTCGGGGTCGGGTCCGGCGCGGCCGGCAGGGTCGCCCCGGGGGCCCAGGCGGCGCCCGGGTCGGCGTACGGGGCGAGCAGGCTCTTGAGCACCGGCAGGAGCGGGACCGGGGCCGTCCCGCCGCCGCCCGAGAGCCCCTTGCGGACGACCTCGGTGATCAGGCTGCGGTCGTTCTCCGGGATGAAGACCAGGCTGGCCTCGAACGCCTTCGACTTGCGGATGAACGTGGTCGCCGGCCCGTACGGCTCGGCCGGGTCGTCCGGCCGCCGGTCGTAGTCCTTCCAGGCGGCGACGAACCCGATCGAGATCCCGTTCAGGACCTTGGACTCGCACAACTGGAACGCCTGGACGGCGAACGGGGCCATCGGCCCGGTCTGGACGAAGTAGCCCGTCCCGAGCAGGGTCTTGCCGGCCCGGCGGACGGTGAAGGACTTGGTGTTCGGGTCCTGCCACAATCCGAGGGGGACGTCCCGGTGGTGCTGGAAGCACATCATCGGGTTGCGGCCCCAGCCCGAAGTATCGAGCCCGTCGAGGACGAGGACTTCCTTGGCCCGGTCGGGCTCGCGCTCGTCCGAGATGACCCCGGTCACGCTCATGGTCTTGCCGTCGACCGTGAACGCGTTCTCGCCCTCCCGGGCCGCCTTCGTGGCGATGGCCAGGGCGACCTCGTCGGCCGCCCGCCCGGCCCCGGGCAGGGGGCGGAACACCTCGAACGCCGGGTCGGCCAGCGCCCGGGCGGCGACGTCCTGGTACTTGATGATTTCGAGTGCGGCGAGATCCATTCGGCGGCCCCGGGCTGGCGGCCGCCAATCGGTTGGCGGCGGCGTCAGTGAGCGCCGTTGGCACCGGCCCCGAGTCGCCCGATCCCGCGGTACAGGTCGCGGACGAGGGTCAGATTGGGGACGGCGTCCCCGGGGAGGAGTAGGTCGGTCGGGCGGACCGACGGCGGGCCGGCGAGTTGCTTCCGCGGGGCCCGGGACGTGGTCCGGGACCCGGCGGGCCCGACCCGGCCGGCGGGGCCGGTCCGCGAGGCGGGGCCGGTCCGCTGGGGCTGGTCGGGGCCGGGCGTACCGCCCGGCTGGCGACTGCCGGCCGGGCTCGACCCCGGCGGCGGCTTCCCTCCCGGCCCGGAACTGCCAGAGGTGGAAGAAGGATTCGCAGTAGTATCGGGGACCCCCTCGCCGAGGTCAATACCAAGTTTCTTGGCGAGCACCCCGGCGACGTCGGTCCCGATCAGGAGGTCGCCGATGTCGGCCGGGAGCGGCGGGAGTTTCCGCCGCTTGCGGGCCTCGTTGAACGTCACGTACCCGTACCGGCAGTCGAGGTCGTGCTCCCGCTCGGCCTGCTCCTTGTCGTGGATCGGCGGGGTCGGGACGTGGACCTCGATGTCCCCGCCGAACGCCGGGGCCAGGTCGTGTTCGAGGGCGTCGGCCAGGAGTTGCAGGATCGGGGCGACGGCCTGGTCCATGAAGCTGATCATGGCCGCGTAGTACGCGGCGTACGCCCCGGGCTCCTGGAACCCGCACGCGATCGGGGTGACCCCGAAGAGGCCGAGGATGTTGTGCCCGATCGCCGTCCGCCCGTTGGCGTAGTCGAGTTCGCGGACCGACCGGTCGGCGTCCGCGATCTCGACCCCCTTCGGCAGGCGCATGTGCCGGCCGACGTTGTCCGGGCCGCCGAGCCGGCTGCGGATGATCGCGTCGAACCGGTCGGACTCCTCCCGGCTGGGCTCCTCGGCCGCGTTCTGCATCTGGAAGATGTACCCCGGGCGGAGGGTGTTCTTGAACCCGGCCCAGGTCGCCCGGTCCAGCTGGTTGCCGACGTCGATCCACAACTGGCCGGCGTCCATCGGGGAGAGGGCGTCGGTCAGGAAGCACACGTGCGGCCACCGGATCGGCATGACCTCCCGGCCGTCCACGACCCCGCCACTGATCATCAGGTTCATCCACGACACGTCGCCGAACGGGTCGGCGTCCGGCCGCATCCCGCCGAACGTCCCGACCGGCATGACCCGGTACGCCCCGTTCGGGTACTCGCGGGCGTCCGGCGGGACCGGGAAGGTGATCCCGGTCGGGATGATGTACAACTGCCGCGGCGTCCCCCGCCGGTCGAACCGGCGGACCCCGTCCCGCCGGACCCACATGAGCGTGGTCCCGGTCGCGCACGACTGCTGCGCGTGCTGGAACAAGAACTGCCCGCGGGTCATCCACGGGTTCGGCCGGCGGAGCAGGCGGTTGAGGGGGAAGTCCGGCGGGAGCGGGACCGAGTCCCCGCCGTCGTGGTTGGACGCCTGGACCGTCGCCTTGAAGTGGTCGTAGACCTCGGTCGGGACGAGCCCCTTCCGGTGCGCCTTGTGGGCCCGGTGCAGGATGTCGGCGGCCCGGGCCCCGGTCGCGAAACAGATCGGCTGGGCCTTCGCGCACACCCGGGCCACCGCCCGGACGGCCGCGAACGTCCACCCGGTCACCAGGCGGGATTCTACGAAGTGGTTGGACGCCCAGCCGCCCGGCCCGCCGCCCGCCACGTACAGCGGGAACTGGCTCGGGACGGCCGTGTTGAAGCCCTTTTCGGCGGCCGAAACGGGGGCGGACGGCCCCCCGGGGCCGTCCCGCGATTGCAACCAGCCTGCGACGTTCATAGCCGGGGATTATCCCCGCCGCGGGCCGTTTGGTCAACCGGACTGGTGTTCCGCGGAACGCCAACGGGTTGGCGGGGAACGAAAAAACCGGGGCCGGGCCCCGGTTTCTGCTGCATACCCCCTCGCCCTCACCCGCACCTCATCCCGTCACCCGCGTACCCTCACCCCATACCCCTCACCCGCGAACCGCTGAACCAGTCCCACCTCACCCGCGAACCCGGACGCAGTTCCCCTCACCCGATCGGTGCGCCACCCTCGCCCGCGTGGCGGTGGACCCCTCACCCGGTCGCGAGACGTCGTCGAAAAATCGCGGGCCGGCCTACCCGGGTCGCCCCGGATAATCAGCCGGTTACGGGGCCGACTGGGACCCCGTGCTGGCCTGAGAGTGGGCCATTGTGTCTCGCGGAACACCCGTCATCGTCAACGCCTCACCCGCGGGATCATGAGCCCTCGCCCGGCTTCCACCCGTCTCACCCGACCGACTTTGCGCCTCTCGCCCGCGGGTCCGGTTATGATCCCCTCGCCCGACCGAACCTCTCACCCCTCACCCGCGGGTCTGAGCCTGTGACCCCTCGCCCGCGACAGTTCCCGGTTCTTCTGCCCCTCACCCGTCGAACCTCGCCCTCACCCGCGGCCCTTCGCGAACTCCTTCCCCTCGCCCGGATGTCCTGGGTCTGGTTCTCCCTCATCCGCGACCCCACCCGCCAGCCCATCCCCGCTCTCACCCGCGACTCACTCCTCCTCGTCGGCGAAGACGACCACACACCCCATCTCCTCCAGCTTGTACCGGAGGCTCTGCCGGAACTGGGTCCAATTCCACGGGTGCCCGGCCAGGCACCCGACCGGCGGCCCGCCGTTGAAACTGCGGGTCGGCAGGGCGGCCACGCGGACGATCCCGCACCGCCACTGCCGCGCCCGGTCGGCGATCCGCCGGGTCCAGGCGTGGTTCCGGGCCTTCTGCCCCTCCTCGCGCTGGGCCGTGGCCCGGGCCAGGGTGGCCTGGTTGACCGCCCACCCCTTGCCGAACCCCCACGGCCGCCGCGGGCTCCCGCAGTCGCCGCGCCGCCGCTCCAGGGCCGCCCGGCGGTTGGCCGCGTAGGCCAGGAAGGCCCGGACGTCGGCCGCCCCGAGCGTGTCGGCCGTCTCCGCCCCGTCCGGCCCGGCCAGCCCGAAGAGGGGCAGGTCGGCCGACGGGTCGCGCCGGCCCTCCGGGACCAGGTCGGTCGCCCCGTCCCGCGGGGTGACCACGAGGGTCCGGGCCGGGTCCAGGTCCGCGGCCGACCGCGGTCGCTCGTGCGACACGGTGGCGAACAGCTTGCCGTCGACCTCGGACAGGAAGACCGTGCCGAGCTTCCACCCGTCGGCCCCGTCCCGCAGGGCCTGCCACACCCGCCACCGCCCGCCGTCGAGGTTCTGGGTCAGTTGGAAGGCGACCTCGCCGATGTCCCGGTCCCAGCGCAGGACCAGGGCCCGCTTGTCGAGCCGGGGCTTGGCCGTGGCGACCGGGAGGCCGATCCCGCGGCGGTTGAACTGGGCCAGCCCGCGGGCCCCCTGGAGGACCAGCCAGCCGCGGGTCGCCTGCGGGAACTCCGGGTCCCGGGCCTGCCACGCGGTCTGGAGGTCCCGGCGGGCGCTGTCGTTGACGAACGCGAGCATGGTCGGCAACTGGCGGGCGACCTCGGCCCGCAGTTCGTACACCGGGCCCCGCGGGATCTTGACCTGGTAGACCTCGCCGTCGCCGCGCTTGCGCTCCTCGGGGACCACGACCTCCGCCGTCGCCTGCCCGTGGGCCAGGGCGGCCAAGACTTTGGCGTTGTTGTTGCTCGGGGTCACCCGGCACTCGTCCCCGGTCCAGGTGATCTCGGCCCCGGCCGCCCGGGACTCGGCCATCAGCCCGTAGCAGTGCCGCAGGCACGCCCGGTAGGCCCGGACCGACGCCACCACCCGCTTGCGGTCCTCGGCCCGGTCGGCCGGCATCGCCAGATCGACCCGGAGCGACCGCTGGACGCCTTTCGCCTCTGCTGCCGCCATGCCGGAACTCCGTGTGCCCCATGACAAGCCGTCACCCGCGACCGGTTGCCACCCGCATCCCCTCACCCCGCATCCGCCGCCGGAATAGCCCTTCACCCGCGACCTGCCACAGGTCGGTTCCCGTCACCCGCGGCATCTCCCGCCGATGTTCCCGTCACCCGCAGTTCAGATTGAGCCATCACCCGCTGGCCCGACTGTTCGTCCCCCGATGCTCACCCGTCACCCGCTGGCGACCGCTGGGCACACCCCGTCACCCACTGTTCCGAACCTTGCCGTCACCCGCGGCCGGCCATTCCGGGTTACCATCACCCGAGACACCCGAGAGCCAACCGTCACCCGCGGGCCGGGCACGCCACCCGGATGGGACCCTCGCCCGGTCGCGGTGTCAAAGAAAAGTCGCGGGCCGACCTACCGGGTTGCCCCGGTAATCAGTCGGTTAGCCGGCCGACTCGGGCCGGCTGTTGGCCTGAAGGTGGGCCACGAACTAAATCTATACACACCGACAGGAGTGGTCAAGGGGCCGGGGACGATTCTGCCAGAGTGTTGTCAGGGGTGGCGAGCCAGGCGGCCAGGGTGGCGGCCGACAGGCCGACCGGGTAGACGTCCTCGGGCCGCGCGGCCGGGGCGCGGGAGACCTGGAGGGCGTGCCGAACCCCGCGGTCGGACACTTTGGCGTCGGGAACGGAGCGGCCGTTCCCGCCGACGACCCGGGCCGCCCGCTCGCAGAACAGGGGGTCGAGCCCGGGCTCCGGGCCCGGCCGGTTGTGCGGGGCCTTGCGGGCCCACCGCCGCCAGGCGGCGGCCCGGCGGACGGCCCGCCAGTAGCGGGCACTGAGTTTCCGGAGCAGGCAGAACGTCGCGTAGTCGACGGGGTGGTAGCCCCAGCGGGACTGGTAGGTGGTCACTTTTGAGCACTCCCGAGTAGCGGAAACGAACGAAAAAAGCCGCGGGCCCGCCCGGCGACGGGGCCCGCGGCCACGGCGGTCAGTTCCCCGCCCCGGTCCTCCTCGCGGAACTCCTCCACGGGCAGGCCGGCGGCGGTCAGGCGGGCCCGGGCGGCGGCCAGGGCGGCCTCGTCGGGGACGGCGAGCAGGACGAGATGGGGGTGGGGGAGGAAGGCGAGGGGCCGGGAACGAACCGCCTCGATGGCGGCGTGGCACGCCTGAACGGCAGGCTGGGCCCCGGGCAGATCGGCGCGGACGAGGACGTACAGGTAGGACGGCCGGCGGGGCTCAGACGGGCCGGCGCATTCACGTAAACCCGGACATGGGAACCTCCTCAGACCACCCGGTCGGGATCGAACCGACGTGTCACCGATTTGAAGTTCGGTTGCCGTTCCACTTGGCTACGGGTGGAAGATTAAGGTAACCGGGGGCAGGGGTCGAACCTGCGACCACGGCTTACAAGGCCGCCGCTCTTGCCGGTCGGGCGGGCGGTTTACACGGGGCCGCGCTAGCTCGGCCGTCCCCCGCCTGCCCCGTCGGCCCCGGGACCGTCCGCTTGTACCTGCGGCGCAGTTACCGGCCTTCTGAGCTACCCCGGCACGAAAAAAGGGCGGCCCGAGCCCGCCCCGCACACTCTGTCACCGAACCGCACATGGAGGGAGTCGTTCGGATGGAGGAAGTCACTTGCGATCCGGGGTGTCCGCCGACGGTTCCCGGCTTGGTCTGCCGGTCGCCTGAAGCGGACGTCACGCCACCTTGGGTTGTACGGTTGCCAGTGAGATCGAATACCCGGCGGGGGAGTCGAACCGCCCATCTCCGGCTTAGCCGCCGGTGTCCTCCCAGGGATTGACGGGTGCAGGCGGTACTCGGTCGGGCGTCGTTGGGTGACCTGCCACTTACCGACACCGACCGCACCTGCCGTCTCGCCCCTGCCTCCGCTGAACGAGCCGGGCTTGTTTAGGTCCGGGGCGACGAAAGAGGTGTCGCCCATTCACCCGGAGATCCCCGCCCCGGACCAGACGCCCCACCGGGACTCGAACCCGGACCTGCCCCTTT